AGGTTGCAAAGTCCCTGACGGGGGTTCAGGACATCACGCCGTGGTGGGCGAAGACCATCGCTTACGGTCTTCTGGCTTTGAGCGTTATAGGAATCTGCTTCATCCTGTGGTACACAGGTGTCGGAGCGTTCCTGCGTGGCGTTCTTGGTCTGGTCACGCCCCGCGCCCGCAAGGAAGCGGAGATCGCTGCGGCGGCAATGGACACCAGCGACCCGACGACAATGCGCGAGTTCGTGGCTGCAAAGCGCGGACTTGACCCAGAGTTTGACCGCGCATTCAGGAAAGTTTGGAAGCAGCACCGCGAAGCGGCGGCGGAGCAGCCTCCCGTGTCACAGCCAGCCGCGTCAGAGACAACGGAGACCACATGATCCTTGCGTCTATCGAATCGTTCCTTGGCGGAATCTGGTTTGCAGCCCTTGTCGGCGTGGCTTGCTACATCGCTGGAAGCGTGTTCCCGATCAGCAGCCTGCTGTCGAAGTTCACCAAGAAGTGATCTGGTGTTCGCGCTGCCAGCCGACAGTCGGCATGGAGACCCAAGGATGGAGATTTTCACGCCTGCAACTGTCGCCCTGTGGGGGACGCTTGGAACGACGATGACTTCGCTTGGTGTTGTTCTGGCGGACAAGTCGCAAAAGGTTCTGGCGGAAAGCACCTTCACGGAGACGACCCTTGTCCCTGTCGGCATGATGCTGGCAGGGATTGCTGTGACAGCGGCTTTGGTCTGGAAGGTCGCCAACCAGAAGCACACCGTCGAACTCAACATGAAGGACTTGGAGAATCGGATCAGACGCTTGGAGGATGAGTTGAAGAGCGTCGAGACCGAGTTGGACGACAAGCAGGACAAGCAACATCACCGAAAGTGACGATTGGTCTGCATGGTCGTGGGGCGATTGCCCGCCGTGTATTACAGTACGCGGGTAAGCAGGAGCATCTATGCCAAAGAACACCCCATCCATCGTCCTGTCGCGTACAGACTCCGCCGTGCAAATCCTGTTTGGGGGCTTCGACACCTCCATCGACCCAGTTCTCGTTGAGCGACGAGCCGTTGGTGGATCGTCTTGGACGGTGGTTGCTACTCCATCGGACGGGGATGGCGAGGTCTTGGACGACTCCATCATCGACGGCGTGAACTACGAGTATCGCGCGACCGCAGGAGGGCAGAGCGCGATGGCGGCTACCGCCACCGAGCAGGAGCCGAAGCGGAAGCGCAAGGAGAAGCAGGCGGATGCGGTCGAACAGGCGATTGTTCCAGTCATGCAGCCCGTGATCTTTGACCCGTGGGGTCTGCTGGCTGACATCTCCGAGTACGACCCGCAGGCTGTGTTCATGGTTCCAAAGAATGACAAGTAGTCGATCCATCCTCTACGGACCGGATGGCGAGAAACTAGACATTCACGCCTCCATGAACGGTACTGCCCACGAGCGCAAGGTCGCGGGTGGTCGCATCATGCGTGCGTACCAGAACTTCGTTTCTAGCATCTATGGGATCAGAACTGACCCGATTCGTCGCGCCACCGACCCATTCAGCAATCACGCTTGGGTCTACGCCGCAGCGATGGTTCGCGCCATCAACATCTCTCAAGCACCGTTTCTGGTGTACCAAGAGACATCGGACACCATCAGGCAGCGTCAGGAGAAGTTGGTTGGCAAGGGACTGCCTCCCGAGCCGCCACGAGCCAAGAATGGTCGTCGCGCCATCCACCGCCACTTGTCCAAGGCGGGCAACGCGCAACGGTTCACGGGCGCGAAGTTCAAGGGTGCAGAGCCAATCCTAGCGCATCCCCTGATGGACACGATGCTGCGTGCGAATCCCCACATGACAGGGGCGCAACTGTGGCAGGCGACCGAACTGTTCATGGCTCTGCGCGGAGAGTGCTTCTGGATTCTCGCCAAGGATGGTGCGGGACGGCTGCAATCTCGTGGTGAGTTTCCAGAGGAGATTTACCCGATCAGCCCCGATCTGATGGAGGCGGAGGTCGAGGGTGGTCGCTTGGTCGCGTGGAGGTACAAGCAGGGCGGCGTGCGGTCGGACAAGATTCCTGCGCCCGTGATCGGAGACCAGACTGGCGACATCATGCTGTTGCCGTGGGAGGTCATTCACTACCGCTACATCAACCCAGACGACTCGCTGCGAGGCTACTCGCCGCTGATTCCTGTGGCTTCGTCAATCGCCAGCGACATGACGGCGAAGACGCACAACATGAGCGTGCTGAAGAACGGAGCCAACCCGGGCGGAATCCTCATCGACAAGAACGCCGTCGAGCCGTGGTCAGCCGACGAGGAGAAGGAGTTCCTTGAGCGGTGGCAGCAGCGTCATGGCGGTGCAGGCAACCGTGGCGAACTCGCCATCCTGACCGGCGGTCTTGAGTACATCCCGACTGGGATGTCCCCCCGCGACATGGAGTACCTCGACTCCATGCGCTACAACCGCGAGGAAGTCTTCGCGACGATGCGCGTTCCCAAGACGGTTGTCGGCATCACGGACACCGTGAACTACGCGACCCAACTTGGTCAGGATGCGAACCTGTGGGACAAGTGCTTGCTGCCCGAGGTGCGCTACTTTGAGGATGTCATCGACGGGACGCTCCTGTTCAGGGAGCCTGACTCCGTGTTTGCCGCGTTCGACCTGTCTGGCGTGGAGGCTCTGCGGTCGAGCCTCGCGGACAAGATCAACATGGTCAACACGCTGACGGCGGCGAACATCCACATGAGTCCGAAGGAGGCGTTCACCCTCGTTGGTCTGGAGGTTCCAGAGTACGAGGGCAACGACAAGGCGTTCGTCGGGCCGGGTATGACCGTCAGCCAAGCCCTTCAGGGAGGCGGACAGCCATCCGAAGCCCCGCCCCCGCCCGCGCCCGCGCCCGCGCCCGCGACTGCACCAGCGCAGGATGCGACTCCTATTCAAGACATTCCAGATGCTCCCGCTGCTCCCGCCCCGACCATCGCATCCCTCAAGCGGCTTCGTGGATCGGACTACTGGAATCTCGCCAACAGGCGACTGTATTCGCGGATGGAGCCACGGCTTTCCCGCGCGTGGCGAGGCTTCGTCCGCCAAGTCAGGGACTCCTTCATGGAGTCTTTCGACGGCAAGGCTCGTGATGTGGAGAAGCGTCTCAAGGCTGTCGAGATCGACGGCTTGACCGCCCCAGACGCGGTTTCAGCGATCCTCCCAGCGCGTGATGTCCTTGGAAGGATGATTGAGACGCAGTTCAGGCAACCGCTGATGGCGAACCTGATGGATGTGTTCAACTTCACCACGGACATCGACTTCCGTGGTGTCGCTAACTTCGCGATTGACGATCCCCGACTGATGTCGTGGTTCGACAAGGTTGACGACCGCCTTGCAGACACCGCCGCCGTCACGCTCCAGCAGAACATCCGCAATGCGGTTCGCGTTGGGATGGAGCAGGGCGAGTCGCTGATGCAAATCAGGCAGCGCGTGAGTCAGGTCTTCAGGGTCTCCGAGAGCGATGCCAAGGCTCTGACCGTGGCGCGGACGGAGAGCGGGGCGTTCCTGAACAACTCGCGCCAGATCATGCACCAAGCGCAGGGCTTCACGGTCTACGAGTGGTCTACGGCGCAGGATGAACTCGTGCGCGACAGTCACGCGATGTTTGGGCGGATGCCTCCGCGCAAGTTTGGGCAGCAGTATGCACCGGGTCTTCGGTTCCCGCACGACCCAATGTGCATGGACGCAAGCGAAGTCGTCAACTGCCGCTGTATGCTTATCCCAGTTGAATAAGGATGGCAGGGATGCTCGACCAAATCACAGAACTCAAGTCCGCAGAAGTTATCGACACACCAGAAGGTGTCGAGCGGTTCCTTGCCGAACTCAAGAACGCGGTAAGCGAAAACGGAGACACCTCCGTAATGCAGACCGCTGACGGTCGTCTTTGCGTCACGAAGCAGAACCCCGCTACCGCGATGTCTGATCCGATGAGTGCGCCCTCGCGTGAGCGCATTCAGCAGATGGTCGCGGAGCGGGGAATGCCTTGGGACGAGAAGTACGCCGAGCGCGTCATTCCGTGGTGGGCTTCGGATGAGCGCGTTGACCGTCAGGGCGACATCGTTCTCCAGAACTGGAAGTTCGATGACTACCAGAACAACCCCTTGATGCTGTACGCGCATCGGTGGGACGATCCGCCGATTGGCACGGTTCTGAACTGGGAGGTCATGCCGCGAACGAGCCGCGCCTACAACGGTCGAAGCCTTCGCCTGATGCCCCTGTTCGCGACCAAGGATCAGTACGAGTGGGCTGACACGATCTTCCGACTCGCCAAGGCGCGGTTCCTGCGGACTGGCTCCGTTGGGTTCTATTCGGACAACATCATTCAGGTTCGCGACCCCAACGAGCGGATGCGTATGGGGCTTGGCAACATGGGCGTGATCTACGACAGAAACAACCTGATTGAGTGGACGGTGGCTCCCGTGCCTGCAAATCAGGGTGCGCTCCAGAGCCTTTCGCTCGTGGCACGCAAGGGTCTGCTGAAGGGCGACGACCTCCCTGTCGTCACGGACATCTTCAAGTCGTCCGTGAAGCGCGGGGTTGGAGACGCGGAGAAGATTCGCGACATTGAGAAGGCGGTCGGAAACTACTGGAACCGCCTCTTCCCAGCGACCAAAACGGTGTCAACCGTTGACACGAAGGCACTCCCGCAGTCGTACCGAGAGGCTGACGGCTCCCAGCGGTGCGAGAACTGCGCCTCCTACGAGCCTGACTCGACCGATGAGAAGATGGGCGTGTGCAGGCAGTACAGCGCAACTTGCCGAGCCAACATGACTTGCAACTCGTGGAAGGCGAAGATGCCTGTTGAGATTACGAAGGAAGGCGTTGCTGTTGCTGTTCCAGCACCCGCTGTCGCTCCAGTTGTATCTATGCCTGTTGCTGACTCTGGAAGTGGCATTACTGGTACTACTTCTGGAGGTCGCACAACTGGCGGAGCGTCAAGTCCAGTTGACAATCAGCGTCCCGAGGCTGTTCCGCAGCGATGGGACGATGCGATGGACTTCATCAAGTCGCGCTACGAGGATCATCAGGCGGCTGTCGGAAACGATCCGCGCAAGCAAACCACGGAAGGCAAGTTGCAACAGGTGTTCGCGCGTGGCGTGAATGCTTGGGACGATGCCAACGAGGAGCAGCGCGGAGGTCTGACTGGCGAGGACTGGGGCTACGCGCGGGTGGAGTCGTTCCTGAACGCGCTGCAAAGCCTGCGCTTTGAGGGCGAACCTCACGATCAGGACTTGCTGCCTGCCGAGCATCCCAAGTCCGAGCGCGAGAAGGTGAACAAGGCGGTTGTTGGCTACATCAACCGTGGCATGAACCGATTCATCAAGGGCGACTTCGTTTCGTGGCGGACGAAGGGCGGCATGGCTGTCGGTCAGATTGAGCAGATCGACATGAAGGGCATGGTTGCCACCGACAGCGAGGAGATGGAGGCGATGCCTGAAGACCCTGTGGCGACGATCAACCCGATTGTCGAGCAGGAAGGCAAGAAGATGGGCTGTGGCAAGCCGCGCCTGATGCCGTTCTCGCGCATCAAGATGGCTCCCAATCAGTTCCCCGAGCCGTCCAACT